ATTGATTGGTGGATCTGCAAGAAACATTGAAATTGGTAATGTAACAACTGGATCACAAAATATCAAGATTGGTAATGCAAGTGGTGACAGTGAGATTACTATTGGTGATACCATTGACGGACCTAATACTAATAAATCTAAGTTAACTCTTGGTGGTGCATATGCAAGCACTGAGTCTGACTCTTTCGTACAAATTGATACTAAGGCACTTAAGGTTGCTGGAGATTTCCAGTTAGGTACTAGAAGAGGTTTGTCAGATTTAGTTAAGTTAGAATCTACTGCTGGAACTGTTGAATTTTTCTCTGGTAATAGTGCAACTTCTACAATTAAATTCGGTGAAAATTCTTCTGAGATAACAATTGCAGGTCAAGGTGGTACTACTACAGTCAGAAATAACCTCCTTGTTGATGGATATTTGAGAGGTAACTCTGATATTACTTTATGTGGTGGTTATGCTTCTTATTCATTCAAAGCACTAAGAGCACAGGCAGGTACTATCATTGAACCTCATTCTTCTGGTATTCTCAGTGCCAATACATTCAATAAAAATGTAGATATTATTGATGTTCTTCGTAGCACCGCTTCAACGGGTGAGTTTAACCAAATTGATACAGCTGGTTCTGGTGAATGGGGTGGTAATGCATCACATGTAGGACAAGTAAACTTCCAAGCTACTCCTGCTGGTCAAAGTGTTGCTACATTCCCAGATCTAACAGGTACTGATAAGTATTACTTACCAATAAAGAAAACTCCTTATGCTGCGGATGGTTCTCAATATTATACTGAGAATGATATCCTACTTATTGATACAGAAGAAGGTTATGGTCTTCGTGCTTCTCTTGATATGGGTGTTAGTTCTAATATATTAGCAACCAGTACTGATGTAGGACTTGCAAGTTCATCTTCAAATCATACTGGTGCAGGTACTGGTAGTGATGGTGGATTTAATAATAATGGTCTTGATTACTTATGGTTCTCTAGGCAAGTAGATAATGTAGGAAATGATGGGCGGTATGTTATTTTACCTAAGATAGACGCATCAGCAGCTGGTAATAGTGGTATTCCATTAGAAAGAGTTGAAATTGAATCTTTTGTTGGTAATAATAATAATGGTGGTGAGTATCCTGATGTTATTGGTACAGCACCAAGAGATCAAACTTCAGAATCCTTATGGCTTCAGTATTCTACTGATGCTGATCCTACATTAAGTAGTGCAACATGGACTAGCGTTGGTGAAATTATTCCTATTCAAGGAACTGAAGCAAATATTCCAAATGGTACATCTACTTATGGTATAGATGTCCCAACAGCTGCTCAAGTTTCTAGTGTAGCGTTCAGATTATACCAACCAACTAATACTGGTGTAGATAACTATGGTATTACAAAAGTTAATTACAAAGCTCTTGTTGGAGGAGCTCCTGAATTTGTCAGAGTAACTCGTTTACCACAAATTAATACTACACCATACTATGTTGAAGTTCAAAGACAACCATTTGGAACATTTAGTTCTATTAACTTTAAACATCCTGATACAACTGCTATCTACAAGTGTATTGTTCAGTTTGATGCCACATGGTTAACTCAAGATGTTGACGGTGCAGTAGCTAACTTTAATGATACAGATGACATATATCTTGCACAGTTTGGTGGTAATTTAGATGTAGATGATTATGTAATATTATCACGTAGAGATTTAAGTGATCCAGCTGATAACATTTTTGATGATGGTGAAATTTTAAAATTAAAATCTACATTATCACAGGTTGCTAAAAAATTCTCAGTTAAAAATGGTTGTAATACCGCCAATGAAACAACAGTCTTTGAAGTTGACTCTGTAACTGGTAATGTAACAATCAATGGTGACCAGACATATACTGGAGCACTCACTATTAATGGTACTTGTGCAACACCATTTACCAATTCAACTACTAATAAGAAGTTAACTATAACAAATGGTAGTGGAGTTAAAACCTTTGAAGTTGACACTTGTACAGGTGATACACAGATTGGTAATAAACATGGAGTTCACTTTGCTGTTGCTGAATCCTTTGGTACATCACCAGCTGCATATACAACCAGTGATGTAGTTCATGTTTATAAACATGATCCACAGTCAACCAACCCTAATTTTGGTTCAGTACCATTTACAACAATTGCAACTGCTGTTGTACCAGCAACTTCAAATATACAAATTCAATCAAACTATGACTCATTTACAATAGGTGATTTAGTAGCAATTTACGATAGTTCTCAGATTGAGATTATACAAATTACTGCTAACCCATTTTTAACTGGAACAAGTCAGTTCTTACCAACAGCATCTAACGCCAATTATCCTAATGGTGGTAGAGGTGTAGAAGGAACAACCGCAATAAGTGCTGCTGTTGGTCTTAATGTTGTTAAATTGAACAAATTAGGAACTACAACATTACTAGAGGATTTACCTGGTACTCGTGCGTTAAGAGCACTGTCATTTAAGGCAAGAACTCCTAACACTAGTGATACAAGACTTGAACTTGGATTACTTGATGCTGATTTAATTCAACCAAAACTTGATTATATTCAATTCATCAGAATTGGATCTGAGTTCTTCCTTACTGATAGTGTTGATGGAAGTCTTGATGCTTTCTATGCAATCAAGATGCCTAAGTCTATTAGGTATCCAAATGCTGTTGCTACACCTTTGGTTAATCTGTTTAATGGTGGTAAAACAGTCATTAATGATGATGTTACTATCAATAGTGGTGTGTTCAGAATGTATGGTTCTGATAGTAAAACTTTAGTTCTATCTATTGCAAACGATGATGGACACGCAGGTGATGGATCAATTGAAGATCCAATAACTAATACCAATGGTATGACACTCAAGGGTGCTGCTAACTTCTTTGGTGATCTTAGAATATTCTATGAAAACTGTCAGTCTACAGGAGTCTGCAATAACGTAGAATCTATCAAGATGACCTCTCGTGAAGGTAGTCTGTTCATAGGTGATCAATATTATCAGGCAGGTAAAGTTACTGCTGTAGAGTCTTCATCTGATAAGATATTCCAAATAGATAATCTTGGATCTGCTGGAGTTGGTGGTACTGCTGGTGCTAAAGACTTTACAATTTATCAAAACAATGCTATTGATTCATTTGGTATTGAAAAATACTGGACAGCAAATGGTGGTAGAAGACACACATATGTTGCATTTGATGCTTCAACTGGTATAGGTCAGCAAGAAACTAACCCACTACAGTCTAATAATAACTACTTAATCAATGCTTCATCTGGAAGTAATATGGTTTTATATCTACCAGATAATCCACAAACAGGTGATATGATTAGAATTACTGAACTTAGTGGTAATTTAACATATAATACAAGTCTGATTATCAGAGCAAAGAAAATAAATAATGTTGCTACAGCAATTCAAGGTGATAATTCTGGATCTAAACTTGAAGCAGGTAATGGTCAGTTCAGAACAGTAGCATGGGATTCTGGTGAAATGGTCGTTCAAACACGTAACTGTGCATTTGGATTAGTCTTTGTTGGTGTATATGATATAGAAGGATCTACATCACAACAAACAATTCCAGCTTCACTAAGAGGTTGGTGGTTAATGGAGTTATAAATGGCAGTAAAATACGATTCAATAAAAACAATGAGATCTGCTAAAATTGGCACGATCATGCCTTGGGGTGGCGATGGAGGAAATGGGTTCCTTGAATCTAACATCCCAAAAGGATGGATTGTATGTAAAGGTGATACACTTAGTGCTGCTGATTATCCTTTATTAGCATCAGTTATAGGTGATACTTATGGTGGTGATATGACTGATTCTCAGGGTAATCATTATGAGTTTCCTTATGTTACTACAGCAGCAACATTTAGATTACCTCAGTTATCAGCAAGTGTGCTGATGGATTTAGAACCTGCAAATTTATTTGATCCCAAGTATCAACAAGGACAATCTGATGCTGTAACTGTACTAGGAAATAGAGTTGCAGATTATGGTGAAACTAATTTAATATCAACAACATATTCAGCAACATCTGATATTGATTTTTCTTTAAATCTTGCTGGTAATTTATATTTTAAATTTTCTGGATTTACATTGAGTGCTCCAGATTTTTTAGAAACCGTGTATGTGCTCAATCGTAAATTGGGTATAAATCATACACCAGCACATAGTCATGGTGATACACTTCAAACCGCTAATCCAAATGCAACTGGACCTCAGGCTTTTGAGACAGACCAAGGTATTGCAATGACTGGTACTGCTCAAGAAACTATTTGTGGTCAAATAGAAGGACCTAACACTTGTGCTAACGCAGCTGCTCAACCAGTATCATGGCAAGAAGGTGCTGTTGAACTATCAATGTATGGAGATAGTGCTCATGAGTGGACATTACCAATAGTGGATAGATTTTATGAATTTACTAATGAACCTAGTAAAAATTATTGGAGTAATGTTCCAGCTGGTGCTTCTAATTGGAGGGGAGCTGATCGGGGATCTGGTCAAGCAACTCAAACTTATACTCAAAATATATTTGGTAAAGGAAATACAGCTGCTATTAATGCTACAACTCCAGTAGATACTCATCAACAACCTGCACACGTTGGTATGTTTCCAAGACCAATGGAAAGAAGATCAAGACCAAATTATCTTGGATATGATGGACAACCAAGACCCGCTGATGGTTTGGCTGATGATCCAGAACATCCAAATGCAGCATTTGAAGTCTCTGGTGTGACTATTCCTGCAAGCACAAGAGAGATTGTATTGCCAGCTGGCGTTAATATTGGTAGAACTTATGGTACTGCACCTAATACATGGACTCAGCATGATAAAATTACTCCATTAATGTTTGTTATTGTAAAAGATCCTGCTAAAAAATATACTTATTGGACAAATACTGGTGGTTCAATAGTAGAAAAGGTTGTATATGATTCAACATCGGATCAATATACAATCACTGTAAAAGATCAACTAGGAACGGTTTCTGGTACAGAAACCTTAGTGTTTAGGCATGGTTCATGGCCGATGACATTTAATCAGGGAAAAGAAAATAAAAATCCTCTAGAGTCAGCATTCAGAGCACATAATCATGGTAGTTTTGAAATAGCTCAAGGTATTGGTTCAATGACTGGACCTCCATCACACACTGCTGATGATGCAAATGGGTCTACATTGCAAGCAGATAGTCTTGAAAATGCTCTAAATATTGCATGTGATACATCACAACCTTGTTTAACTCTTACGTTTATAATTAAAGCATACTAATGGCAGTTTTATACAGTAAAGAAAGATCTAAATATGGTAATTTGACAGGTCAAATTATAAATTGGCCAGTTGATTATAGTGGGTTACCAGATGACGGAGGAAATAAAAATAAGTTACCTGCTGGTTATTTAAAATGTGATGGTACAAAATACTTTGCAGAAGATTATCCACAACTTGCTGCTATTTGTGGAACAGGATCTAATTGCAAATTTATTAGAAAAAATGCAGATGGTACTAATTTTGATACTTTGTTAGACACTCAGTTCATGGTTCCTGATATGGGATCTAAATATGCTGAACCAACTTCAGGTGCTAATGCTGGTGTATATAACAATATAAGATTAGATAATTCTGTAGGTACTGAATTTAGTAGATCTGGTATTGGTATTGATGTAGAATCTGCAATTGGAAGTCCTGTAAATATAGAATACTCAGGACAGATTAATGTACCTAGTCAAGAAATTCCTGTTAAAGGTAAACCTTCATGGACATATGCTGGTGCTACTCATTATACAGATATAGAGGGTGTTGAGGAAAATGCTATTCATCCACATTCACATTTTCATGACGCATATAGATCAAGATTGTTATCCACTAATGAACCTAGCACTAATCAACCACAAGTTCAAGGATTTACTGGTAGAAGAAATGCAACAACAATTGCTGTACAAGATTGGTTAGATGCTACTGTAAATAATAGTGGTGAACCTGGAAGTGGTCAAGAACAATGTCGCACTGGTCGTTGGTGTCCTGTAAGTCCTTGTGGAACTGCGGTTAGTACCCAATTTTTAGGGTTTCAACAAACAATTTATTGGGGTCATTGTATAAATGGTGGTTGGCTTCCAGGTGAGAATCAATACACATACCAATGTCTTAATAACGATCCATATTCATTACAAGGTGGAAATAATCAACCATCAGGCACACCAGCAACAGGATCACCAGACGGACAAAATACTGCTCGTTATAAAAACTCAGTAAAAGGTATATTTGGTGGGTGTTTAGCTCCTGGATCTGGAGATGATGCAAGTCACGTTTTTACTGTTCCTGTAACTTATGCTAATGGATTTCCTGGCGTACCAATTGATTTTAACAGTGCAAGTTTGCATGATGTGTTACCAATGCAATCAAATCAACAGGCTGGTACTACTAGTATAGTTCCTGACTTACAAAATGAGGAATATGATACTGAAGATTTATCACAACCAAATGGTGATCCAACATTACATAGTCATCGGGTTGATTTAGAAAAAGGTGATCATACATATAAAGTAAAAACGGATGCAATTACTGTTAGTCCAGAAAATTTATCAACAACGATGACTATAGGAACGGATGCATCAAAATCAATTGATTCTGCTGTTGCTCCATTTATTGTAATGGAATTTCTAATTAAGATATAATTATGACACAAGCATATAGAAATAATAGAAAAGGATATTTAACAGATCTTCTCATAGATACAACACCTATCGGTTCTATTGTAACTAACTTAAAGGCGGGTCAAAATTCTTATGATCACAATTTTGTTAAGGCAGCTGCTGGTAATTATCCAAATCTATCTGAAAATTCTGGTAATGCTTATCTACAAGGTGATGATCCTGCATATACACATGAAGGATACTTATATTGTGATGGGACAGAATATAATATAGCTGATTATCCAGGATTATATGAAATTGTTGGTACAAAATATGGTGGAAGATCTAGTAATGGAATTGATGTAATTACTGGTGGATCTGGATATACAACATCCTCTGCTGTAACGATAACTTCTGCTCCTACTGGTGGAGTTAATATAGAAGCATCAGTTGGAGCTGTTGATTCAAATGGAAAAATTTTGTTCTTAAATATTACAAATAATGGACAAGGATATGCTACAGCTCCCACTGTATCAGTAGCTGATGGAACTGGTGCTACATTTGCAGTAAGAATATCTCCATTACTTATAGGTGGAACATTACAACCGATTAATACTAATAATGTAATGGAGCATTGGGGTGATCCATATCTAGGAACATTTAAAGTTCCTGATTTAATTGCTAAGAAAATAGTTGGTAATGGTCCTGTATATGGCAATAACTCTCCTAATGTTGGAAATGTTAGTATATCAACAGGTATTACAGGTGGTGCATGGTATCTTGATAAAGATCAACAAGATGAATATTTCTCTTTAGGTACAATTATTACCAGTGGATATGATCAGGTAATTGAAACTACTGGTTGTAGTATTATTGGTAGTCAGGATGTTACAATAACAATGAGAGAAAAGAAACTTTCTGGTGTCCCTCAACACAGTCATATCGTATTTCTTTCTACTCCTGGTATTAATGAATGGGTAGGTGGTGCAAGTGGAGATAGATATCTACAAGATTATGAGCCAGGTACAGGAAGAGTTAAAAGATGGTATCCAACTGGTGATGGTATTGTATTAACACATAAACATGGTCTTTTAAGATCACCTCTTACAGATAATACAGTTGCAACATATGATGCACTTGATTTTGCAGGTGGTGCTGGTGGTATAGGTGGTACTGCTGATCCTGTTACAGGTTTCGCAAATGGTGCTAATGAACCTGGTGATTATTATCTTGCATCTGGTAGTGGATCTGGATCCTATGAATTTCAGACTATTATACCAAACCCTGTAATGAAACCTATTCTTACTACCACTGTTATTGGTGGTAAACTTATTACTACAGGTGGAGTTCCAATATTTGATAATACTGATTTTGAATATGGCAGTCCTGGAACATATAATATTGATCTAAATTCAATCACTGGAGATCCAGATAGATTAACATATACTTTAGGTGGTGGTGGTGGATCGGGTGCTGCTGGTACACAGGCAGGTAATGATGGTAATCAAAGTTATGTTAAGGTTGGTGATGGATCATTTTTATTCTTAAAAGCTAATGGTGGAGAAGGTGGAAAAGCGACTACTGGTTTATTTGGTGGAGGTATTAGCAGTGGTGGAACAGCAGTTAACACTGGTTCTACAAATGCACCTGGTGGAGTAACAGGACAAGATGGACAAGCTGGCGGTGATGGTGTATCAGGTAATGGATGGCCATATGTTGATTATCCGAGTAACCCTAATGATGGTGGTGCTGGTGGTGCTAATACTGGTTCATATAGTGATGGTAGTGCAGGAATAAATGTATTGGTTGGTGGACAAAGTGGCACTAGCACTCAAGAGTTTACTAGTGATGGTACTTTTAATTTATCTGGTATTACGGGAATTACTTCAGTTACTTTTGAATTGCATGGTGGTAGAGGAAGTATGGGAAATTATGGTAGTATTCCTGGTGGTGCTGGTGGTAAAGTAAATGTATCCTTAAAAGCAAATCAAATAGCAAATTTTGCATCAGCCACATGGACTTGTGAGATAGGTTCAGGATTTGCATACGGTAGTTTTTCAAAAGCAGGAGGATCAAAAACAGCTTCTGGTGATGGTGGAACTGGAGGTAATGGTCATCCAGGTGGTTCAGGAACTGCTCATGGTGGTGGAGGTGGTGCAGTCACAGGAGTATTAAGAAATGGAACAGCTGTTCTTGGTGCTGGCGGTGGCGGTGGCGGTGGTTCTAATGGATATGATGGTGGTGCAGGACAAGGAGGACAACCAGTTCCTTCATCTATTGGAGGTATTCAAGCAACAAACGCACTACTTGGATTTGGTGTTGGTGGTGCTGGTGGTAATTATGGATGCATCGGTGGCGGTGGAGGAGGAGGTGGCGGTGGCTGCGGTACTTCTAACCAATTAATCGGTGGAGGTGGAGGTACTGGTGGTATCGGTGGTGGACCTGGTGGTTCTGGTGGTCACGGTGGTGGTGCAGGTGGTTCCCAAGGTGTCTCATCTTATTCTACTACTTATTTTGAATCTGGAACTCTTGCTGATTCTGATAGAAATACTGGTAAAGCAACAATGGTAGTAAATTATAATAGTGATTATTGGACTCCAGGTGGAGGAGGTGGAGCTGCTGGTGGACTATTCGGTGGATATGTGGAATTTTCTCAATTAGGTAGTCCCTCAAGCATAGAAGTTAAAGTAGGTTCTGGTGGTAATGGTGTATCAATGACAGGTCAAACATCAGGAACTTCAGGTAATGGTAATGATGGATATGCTAAAATTACAGTTGGTGTTATTACTGGATATAATAACCCTACACAGATTGAAACTAGTGATCCTATTATTAAATCAGCATCATTTAATCAAACTGTTGATGATGTTTCAATCAAAACTAATGGTGCTGGAACTGGTACTGGTGGTGGATTTAAACTTCCAACCGCAGATCCAGAGGTTTATATAATTGGAGGTGGTGGAAGTGGTGCGACAGCAACACCAGTTATGACAAATGGTATAGTTACGGGTATCAATGTAACTAGTGGTGGATCTGGATATACTGAAACACCATATGTTTATGTCTTAAATGGTCAGAGTGGAGGAACAATTGCGACTGCAACATTAGGAAGTGGAGGAAATTCGGACAAAGTTGATAGTATTGCTGTACAAGCAGGATCATCCTCAACATATACAAATTATTTTTTATTTGGTGGAGCACATAGTCAAACTAGTAAAACAAGATTTGTGGAATTGATGCCAGTAGATACAACAGATGCTACTCATTTCTCAATTAAAGCAGCAAGAGGTAATGGTGTAAATGGTGGTGATCAATCAGAAGAATCATTACAGGTATATTATTCAACATCAGGATCTCCTACTACTTGGATATTACTTGACACTATTATTGCAGGAAGAACCTCATCAAGAATAGATCCTTTTATTGGCAATGTGCCAGCTGTGGATTCTGGTACTAGTTGGGATGGTGGTTCTGGTGATACTAAATGGTATACTTACACTGTTTCATTACCACAGAATGCAAAGGCATCAGGTACTAATTTTAAGATAGAACAAGTACGTGCTAATGCATCAGCTGCAAATGATAACGATGGTAATACAGATCATTTTGCAATTTGTGAATTTATGTGGTGGAATGGCAAAAAGACTACTTTAGTATATGTTCCTACTGCTGGTAAAATACTTAAACAAAATGTTGACTCATTAACATATACTGTTCAAGGTGAAACAGGACCTTCCATTACATATAGTTCTGGTCTTGGTTGTAGTGACGCTACATTAACATTAAAGGCAACAACTAAGATTGAACCACAAGCAACTATTGACCCAGATATAGATGTGCCATTGATACACCCATATAGAACGTGTAAATACTTGATTAAAGCATATTAACTAAATAAGACGGAGACTATAATTAGAAAATGTCAATACCAGTATTACAAGTGCAATTAGATGTAATAGCACAAGAATTATCATATATGGGATCATCAAAACCCATTCCAGAAAATTATTGGAAGGACACTTTAAGTCTTTTACTTTATCCTGATTGGGATAGTGAGAAAGATAAGCTCATAACATTTAGTTACTATAGTGATAGTAATACATATATTGCTGCACGTAGAAAATATGTAAGAAACTTTAAAACTAATAAAGATGAGTGGATAGATTATGAGATGGAAGCAGTTGATAATACAAAAGCTCTTGCTCTTAAAGATAAATTAATTGAAGGTTTCTATTTAATAGACTCTATTGAGAATACTAATTTTCAAATAGAATTGGCACAGATGTATGCTAAACAAGCAACTGTTACACCACTAAGTGTGAGACTTGCAAGAAATTTCTTATTGGATGAATCTGATTGGGTGATGTGTACTGATTGTCCATTAAGTGCTGATGATAAAGCATTGTATGCTACATATAGAACTAAATTGAGAGATCTAACTAGTACTCCTGAGTTTGCTGGTAATGCAGAGGGAACTAAATTTCCAATAACTCCAGAATTTTATAACAAAATTTACAAAATAGAGAATCCATCTAATGCATATCTTACAACAGATGATCAATTCTTACCATTGTCAGCTCATTATCTTAAAGCATTTAAAGATAAGATAGCAAACTTCTTATTATTGAAATCGGTAACACAAACAAATTACTTTAGTCAAATTCTTATTGAATATCAAATGAGTAAACCTGTAGTATATGAAGATCCTAAGATAGATCCATTAAATAATGAGGCATATGATAAAACTCAATTTTTGAATATGGTAATTCAACAAGCACAGAATGAACTAGGATCATGATTGTACAAGGAAACGAACTATCTTTATTTGATTTGGTATCTTATTATGCCAATAGGAACCAGTGTGCATGTTTGTATTTTAATCTAGACAAATATAATAATCTTGATGCCACGAAGAAAGCAACTGTTACAACCTATTACGAAGAATTTGTGGATGACTATATTATGGATATAATAAAACAAGGTGGTATATACAATACTATTAGATTTGATGATGATAATGCTGCTTCTATTAATGCAGGATCATGGTTTCCTAAAGAATCTCTTTGCCCAGATTCAGATCATTATATAAAAGCATACGTGGTTGACTCCTATGGTGACATATCTTGGGAAAATTCACCCAAGTCATAGGACACTATTACAAACTGTCACATACCCCCTTCACAGGGGGTTTTTTAATGCTATAATAGGTACATAACAAACAAATTACATCATGATTAAAGTTGGAACTAACGTCAAGTCAAAAGTACATGATGATCTTACTGGTCATGTTGTAGTATGCGAACCAATCAACAACTATGCTGTTATTATGACAGACATCAT